CCAGGTCCCAACCATCGGGTTGGAGGGCTGATTATACTGATCTCCCCACTCAGTGCAGGCGTCGCGACTACCTGCAGTAACCTAGAGCCCCCAGTTACCAAGCTGTATTTCATCCCTTACCGTGCGACGTGCAGGGAGGGTTGGGGCGGAAAGTGGGTGAGGCTACTGTGCGACAGTCTTAACCTCACCCACCCCCCATTAGGTATTTGGCAGGCCTAACTCCTGTGGCTACACGATTCTAGAAGTCAGCACTTTCTAGATACCTAAAGCCGATTGGTGGGGCAACGTGTTGCTCACGGGCATCCCCGGAGTGTTCAAAACTCACACCATAATCAACTTCAAGCATCTTAGACATTGCCAACGTCTGAATCTTGTGACCAGTCTGTATCCCGGCAACCACATCAGCCAACTCTGCAAGCTCACTCTCTGTCAGGCGATACCTTCGTAAAATCGATTTGTGCACGCGCGGCGCGCACGAACCACTACCTCCCGAGGGGTGGACGGCTCGATTTACGGGGTCGTCTTCCATTTCACTGAATGGCATACAATGTCGGTCTAACGGTGGTGCGCTCCTATCATTGAACCGGGCTCTCAACACATCGAGGACCACATTACCTGGCTCATGCTTCAAGCCGTTGATCACAGCGGAAACAGCTCTGTGCATGATCTGGTGGTGGTCTGCAACATCCCACTCGTCCTCCGTCCACCCTAAACGAGCGGCACTTGGCTTGCCCGGCATCTGACCTATGTTTCTTAGGTATGCAGCTGGGCACATAAGCGCCTGATCCGTTTCTGGGCAGTAGAAGTGCTTCAGGAATTCCATGCGTTCCGGAAAGAATTCACCTAACACCGTGCAGTCAGTCAGACTAAGTTCGTAACCTACGGCCTGCGCGGCAGTCCTAATTACTTCCTCTACGTCTTCGTGACCCATGGGGATGAATGTCTGACCGTAAGACACGGATTGTCTACGGAAGCGTGACGCAATTGCCATGGCAATGGCAGTCGTGGCTAGGGAGTTGATGAACGTTGTGTTGGGAGACCCACTACCGAGACGGACTTCACCCTTGCCAGACGGGTACACGTCGTAATACTCCTTCTCGTTAGCGGGATTTGGGACTCGTATGGGTTTGCGACACTGATCAACGAGGATTAAACCCGTAGCTTCATCAATCTCTTGGTATGCCACCTGCATCAAGGTGAACAAGGCCCTACCATGAGATGAATCACACGACTTTACATCTGCGTTGTATGTAAACGCTAACCCACACACGTTGCCGGACACGATCTTATCATCCCCATGGTTTGAAATGGCTATGGTGTTAACCATATTGCGCGCTTCACACATGAGGACGAAGTTATCCCGCAGGAGCTCCTTATCAGGTTTCAGAATAGTATTGATAATGAGGGTAATACCCCCAAACTCAAACATCCTGATCCCAGAAATAGAGGCCTTTGCGAGAGCTGGCACGTCTAGCCCGGCGACACATCCATCATCGTAAGTCACGAAGAGTCTTCCGGGTTTACCGTACTTCATCTTCTCAAACTTCAACTTGGCAGTGCCATGGCTGACAATCGTGTCCGCCTTCTGTGTGGTGTGTATCTTTATGCCGTCAACGTACCGTTTCCTCAACTCACGCTTGATATGGGGAAGCTCTGCCGCCAAACGGCGATGAGCCTCAACCCCTGAATCAAGCGAAGTTCTGAACGCGAATTCAGCGTGGAGGAATGACCGCATGTCTATGGAAGCCTTCTTCAAAATCAGGCCTGCAACATGGACTACAGTCGCGGAATTGTCCAACAGTATTCGGATAGCACCACGGGAGCAGTATCGGGAGAGATATTTCTTCATCCCTATAGCCACATCCTGGTGAACGGGGTCAAAGGGGACATGCGACCGAACGCTACGAGCTTCAGTCAACCGCAAATCCTTCTTCACTCCTGGCCAATCAATGGCAATGGCTGCATGGCGGAACTTTGGGTTCAACGCCAAGCAAGCCAAGTAGAATGAAGTTTCATTGCGCGTCAACGCCTCGTGATTGTCCCTTAGACCACAGATGCGCCTCATTGCCACCATCATGTTGGCAGTATCATTCTTCAGCACGGCGGGTTGTGTGCCGTACGTCTCGAGCCTGAACCAACAGTGTAGCTTCCAGTCGCCTCTATCTCGTTCCCCAAGCGTGGTGTAGATCGGCATAGACTTCTCCACGTTTACTCCATTAATCATGCGGTGGTATCGCACAGGCACACCTAGTCGTGTTAGTTGATCTTCAACTTCCTGCACAGCTGGCGTCCCAGCTGGGTGTGTGCCTGGACCAAAGGCAAACACAGACCGAGGGTCCATGTCATAGGGTAAACGTGGAGCGTCTTCCGGCCAAGCTTCCCACGGCTCCCCAGCTGGGCCGAGATAATCCCGTACCCAAAGGCGAGTGAATGTAGGATTTTCATCCAGCACTGCAAGCCTCTGCTGTGCTATCACTCCGCTCTTTGGAACCTTGAGACCACTCTGCCCTGCTTGGATGGTGTACCAAAAATAGTGCACCGTGCCTAACAGAAGCTCATCCTTGAACTTTACGTCACATTGCAAATCAACCGTGCCAAGGTCAGTCGCATCTACCATACACCACTCCTTCTGTAAGTGTGCAAGGGAAGTGCGGATCTGACGATCCTCAGTACGAGCCGACGTGAAATATTGACGGAGGTTCTTAAGCATGTGCATGTGCACCCAGCATTTCTGGGCGGGACGTAATATTGAGTCGACCGAGTAACTTGGGATGTGCAGACTTCTGGCAAACCACTGTGCTACTTTCCGGGTGTAATGCCCTTCAGCTAGCACTATCGTGCCGTATCTCCACTCCTTTGCACTCGACTTGATGATTGTACCCTCCTTCACGCAATAAAAAGGGTCACCACCAACGATGGCACTTCTGACTGTGCCAAGCTCATCGTGCTCAAAATGCTCGTTCGTCAACCGCCCGAATTTGCTGGTCTTCGCTGACCCAGTATGGTAATAGACAATGTCAGAGTGTTCCACGTACACCAACAAATACGCTTCTTTCACTCCCGGTTCAAGGAATTTGAAAGCTTGTTGAATAGGGTCAAAACCCTGTTCCAATTGAGCTCCAGTTTCCGAACCATGTCTATACTTACAGAATCTGCGATGACACTCACCTGCCAAAAACCTCTTGCACAAGGGCATCCTTTCCTCATCAGGCTCATTCAACTCAGGTTCCCCAGGATCCTGAGCCTGATCGTACTTGGGCGCACCAACTGGTGGTGCTGGAGTTTTCGCACTCTTACTGCGGCCAGTTGGAGCCGGGTTCTTACGGTCGACCTCTCTACGAGGGACGACTTTCTCAACCTTCTCAACAACTAGCTCAAGGGGTAGTGGGGGGGTGACTGGCCTCTCCCCTGGGCCCCCTCCTCCAGCCATGGCAGCTAGGTCGTCTGTGTTGGTGTACTCACCATGCGAACCATTGAGTTGCGAGGCAACTTCGTGATTTGTCCCAGGGACATACCTGAAGCCCTCAGCATACTCACTCGCTGTGGGTAAGTACGATCGTTCTGACGACTCCTCCTCGAACTGTTTCCGACGCTCAAGAGACCGCTCCCTGTTCAAAAAACAGGCCTCCAAAAGCTCGGGCATATTCTCAGGTGGTGGCGTGACGCTGCCGGGCCGGGACCCACTCCCAACTGTGGCGGTTTCTGCAGTTCCTGGAGGATCTTGTAGTGCACCCAAATCAAGGCGTGGCCTATACAACATGTCTAGACGCAGCAACTGCTGTCTTAACAATGCTACACAGGACTGCCGACTACGAGTCATCCACTCATCCTCCTCTACTTCCACATAATACACATTACCACTCGAATCAACATCAAACGCACATTTGACGTCTCCAAGTGGGTGTGTCACATAACGTGGTGTACAGTCTTCCGCCATAGTTGTGAGCTGATCTGCCCAATCCAACACGAACGTGGAATGATCATCCGTGTTTGTTGCTGAGCCATTGTTACCGTTCAATGATGCATTGGGGCCCATTCCAACCATCATGACATACGGAGTTCCGGGGCGACCAGGAATGACGGTGGCGTCGACACCAATGCCACCCTCAGCCCGCGAGCGCTGCGGGCGAGTCCCTAAACCAAAGCTGTATCGACTATCACCCCCAATCTCCTGTACCACACCTGGTCTGTTAAACCGGTCTATGGTGCACTGGAGGTATGGGCGCTGTCGAGCGGCACGAGCACGTGGGTGAGCACTGCTCCTATCGCGCCTAACACCAGCAAGGTTTGCGTAACTCCTGGTAAACTCTTGTACCATATCTATGAACAGACGGTCATCCGCCCGGTGAAACAGATCTCGCTCCGAATATAACCTTACAGTAATTGCAGTGCGAGCTGCTTCTTCCGAGTGGAACGTTATCATCCATTCAGTGAGGGTACCCTCTGGAACACTATCCGCTTGTGACGACCTAAACAACCTGGTGATTTCATTTGACCCATCTGCAGCTATCTCAAACTTAGTCAGGAACGTGTAAGTGCGCACGTCATCCGACCTTGTCCACTCCCCGTGAGTCCCACTAAGGTGAGACCTGAAATGTTGCAGGTGGTACATGATATACACCAACATGAGTATCCAGAATAGCATGATCGTGACGTAAAAGACGACCCGATCGCACAAGTACAACCTGGCACGTCTCCTCGATCGCGGGATGAATTGACCCAAGTCACCACCATGTTGACGCTGCAGCCTTGGTGGGGCTGTGATCCTATCCAACCCTTCAATCACTACCTCTCGTGGACTACTCATTGCCATCCCGATTCGCTCAAATGCGCTCGGTCCTTCCCCACCATTGTGCCGCGGCAACTCGACACGCCTGTTGTGGTCATCAGTATTGGTGAAGGAACCCTGATTTCCGTTCAGGGTGGCACAAACGGTCCAAACTTTCTTGGCAGTCAACAGCAC